AATGTTTTTTGTATAGATGATAAAGAGATTCTGATTTTTCATCAACGAAGTCTGTTTTAGATTCGTTAAGATAGCTGCAGCATACATAAGCTTCAACTTTATCTAGCCATACATCACCTTGTTCATTTGTTTTCATTTATTTACCTTCATTATATCACCGTGCTTTGGCACGATTTCTTTTTCATAATAGTCATTAAGAAAACCAGCAATTTCATTACCAAGTTTTTTTAATTTTTCTTTCTCTTTTTTGGTTTGTTTAGTTTTACCAGAAAAAGATTTGAAAGCTATTTTTATTTTTTTCATTTTATTCTCCTGTATTATTTATAAATACTATTTTACGAAATTAATGTGGCACGATTATGGCAAAACAAAAATTATTTTTGGCTTAAATCCAGTCTTTTAATTCTTCACCCATAATCTTAGATGCAATATTTACTTTTTTACGAAGAGCTTTAACGATTCGTTCATCAACCGTATTCTCTGCAAGGATATCAATATAGGTCATCGGTTTCTTTTGACCAATACGATCAATTCTCGCTTCAGATTGCTGACGCTTCTCTAAATCATAACCATTCGAATAGTAAATCATATTAGAAGCTGCAGTTAATGTAATACCATAACCTCCTGTTTGAGGAGTTCCAACAAGAAATCTTACTTTATCATCTTCTTGAAATTTTTTTCTATTAATATCTCGCTCGTCTGAAGGAGTTAAACCATAATAAGTTACAACCGATCCTTTACCATAATCTTCATTCTTCTCTATAGCTTTAACAATGGTTTGAACATCGTGTTGGTAATGTGCCCAAATTACAGCCTTACCTTCAATTTCATCCAAAACATCCATTAACTCTGATAAACGATTATTTTTAATATCTTGTATGGATTTATCGTCTGCAGTGAAATGACCACAGGTAATTTGATGTAATCGCATTAATTGAGTTAAAGCAGTAGCGGTGGTTATAATTTTTCCATTCATTTCCGCAAGAGCCATTTGTTTCATTTGATTATAAATCTTTTGTTGTTCTGCAGATAACTGAACGATTCGTTTCATAAAGGTTTTTGGAGGAAGATCCAAACAATCATCTTTTAAAACACGATCAGAAAAAGGTTTAAGTTTCTCGGACAATTCAGGTAGATTTCTATAACCTACCACAAGTTGCACAGATTTACCCCCAAAGTTAGCCGATCTCATAATAGCATATCGAGAACGGAACGAGTAAAACGAATCATGGCCTAGGAGCCACGGATCAAGGAATTCGCATTGTTTATATAAATCTAAAGGAGATTTAGTTACAGGAGATCCTGTTAGGATTCTCCGATATTTAGAATATTTGGATAAACCAATAATATTTTTTGTTCGTTTAGCAGAAGGGGTTTTAATTGTGGTACTTTCATCAATAGCCATTAAAGTTTCGTGTGAATTTAAAAATTTAAAAGCAAAATCCACACCCTTTTTAGTTGAGAAAGCTTCTACATTCATAATAAGAATATGAAGATCATTACTCACTTCAAAAAGAGTATTAAGTTTTGTTTGTTGTTTTTGATTTATATTAGCTTGCCATAAAACAGTCTTATTTTTGACATGATCCACAAAGTGCATTGGGATTTCTTGAGTGTACCAGTTTTTATAAACTCCTTTAGGAGCTACAATTAAAGCCCCATTTATCTTGCCTTTATCATAAAGCATAGAAATATTGTCTATAAGTACCTTTGATTTACCAGTACCCATTTCCATAAAGTAAGCAAAAACTTCTTTATCCCACGATTTTTCCAAAGCAACAAGCTGATGCTTATAGGGTGGTGTCTTAAATTTATAATTCATAATTCTTTCTAATTGACAAATCTTACTAAATAATTTATACAAAGTCAATTAGAAAGCTATGACAACTTTAGATTATAAAGAACTAAAAAAAGATTCTGAAAAAACTGTTTATGTTATTCAGGAAATTCCAGGTACTAAAGAGGGTCGCCCTAAAATTAACATTATGGGAGCTCAAAAATTTGGGAAAATTAAAGTTCTATTAAAAGAAGATTCCCAGATGATTTTTAGTCCTGGTCCAATTATTTTCGAACTTCGAAGATTATTGAAGAATTATACTTCTAAAGATTATTTACTACTTACAGGTGATCCAGCAATTATTGGAGTAGCATGTTCGGTAGTATCTGATATAACTCATGGCAAGTACAATTTATTAAAATGGGATCGACAAGAAAGAATGTATTATCCCATTTCCATTAACTTATACGAGAAAGGAAAAATCGATGAATAAATTAAATGAAATGTTTGAAAAAGATCAAACTCAATCCATTGATAAAACTAAAGATGTGAATAAACTTTCAGATCAAGTTTTAAAATTACAAGGATTAGAAAAAGAAATTAAAGAAGATGAAGAAGCACTTAAGAATAAAAAGAAGAGTGCTGCTATGTTGTCAGAGGAAATTATTCCTACGATGATGACAGAGATGTCTTTATCTTCACTAAAATTAGCAGACGGATCTTCAGTTGAAGTTAAACCCGTCTACGGTGCTTCAATTCCTGTTTCAAGGAAAGAAGAAGCATTTAAATGGCTTCGAGACAACGGCCTAGGTGATCTTATTAAAAATGAGGTTACTGTTTCTTTTGGTCGTAACGAAGACAACAAGGCAGTACAATATGCTGTCCTTGCACAGGGTCAAGGGTATCAACCTGTCCAGAAATTAAAGGTTGAACCCATGACACTTAAAGCATTGGTCAGAGAGCGTATCGAATCTGGACGAGAGATACCTTCTGACCTATTTAACGTGTACGCAGGAAACCGTACCACAATAAAAAGGAAATAAGAAACATGAAACAAGAAATAGAAACGAAGAAGAGTAATCTTCCTCAAATGAGTGTATTTGAGGATGATG